GGAAAAATGATTACTCAAGATAAGCTAAAAAATCTGTTTGATTATGTTGACGGTCAGCTAATTGCAAAGACAAAAAGCAAAGGCCGAAACATTGGCGATGCGCTTCATTCTGTTACAGAAAAAGGATACTTGAGAGGGAGCTTTGATGGCCGGCAGTATAGGGTTCATCGTTTGGTGTTTTTGTATTTCCACGGATACATGCCTGAACAGATAGACCACATTGATGGCAATCGGCAAAACAATCGCATTGAAAACTTAAGAGAAGCGACTTCCGCGCAAAACAATCAAAACAGGATGGCAACTGGAGCAACCAAGATTAAGGGAGTTTGTTGGCACAAGCAATCAAGCAAATGGGTTGCTTCCATTTGTATCAATCGCAAAAGCGTTCATCTTGGATCTTTTGAAAACATTGAAGACGCAGCATTAGTTGCAACTAAAGCACGTCAAAAACTTCACGGCGAGTTTGCAAGGGGACAAGCATGAACACAGGTGAACCAGCGTTTCCTAGTCCTCGTTGGGAAGGATGGGGTTCCCCACAGGAGGGCATGACCCTGCGCGACTACTTTGCGGCTAAGGCTATGCAAGGTTTCGCCGCTAATCTTGGACCTGGAGCAACTTTTGAAACCAGAGCCAATAACGCCTACCAATGGGCAGACGCCATGCTGAAAGCAAGGGGACAAGTATGATACTCACTAACAAACACAACTTGCCAGCTACGTTCGTCAATGTAATTAAGCGGCCCACCTACAGCAAAGGCAAGGCCCACCTCTCCGCCACGGAGATGCTCAACAGCCCTCAGATCGTCCAGCTGAAGCACCGTCATTGGGACGACATCGAGGTAGACGCCAGCGAGATGGTCTGGTCCCTGTTCGGCTCCGCGGTGCACGGCATCCTCGAGCACGGCAAGGATAAGAACCACATCGTAGAGGAACGGATCCACCTGACCCATGACGGCTGGAACCTGTCCGGCGCCATCGACCTGCAAGAGGTTGACGAAGACGGCGGTGTCCATATCAAGGACTACAAAGTCACCGGCGCATGGGCGGCCCAGAACGAAAAGGAAGAGTGGCACCAGCAGCTCAACATCTACGCATGGATGGTAGCCAAGGCCAAGCAGAAGACGGTCAAGTCATTGCAGATCATTTGTATCGTGCGTGACTGGTCCGGCCGTGATGCCGCCGCCAAGGAAACCTACCCGCAAGCCCCAATCGTTTCCATCGACATCCCCCTCTGGTCATTCGAGGAGCAGGAGGAGTTTGTCAACAACCGTCTGCACCAGCATGCCACCGCCTACTTTGAAAGCGACACCGGGGGTGATCTGCCCGAGTGCACGGAGTCAGACATGTGGGCCAAGCCGGAGGCGTTCGCAGTAAAGAAAGAAGGAGGAGTCAGAGCAAAGAGCGTACACCCAACAAGAGAGCAAGCAGAAGCAGCACTGCCCCCAAAGGGTTACTTCATCGAGCACCGCCCAGGCGAGCGCACCCGATGCGAGAAGTTCTGTCAGGTCAGCAGATTCTGCGCGCAACACCAAGCATACCTATCAACGAAAGAAAACAATGAGTGATAACAACTTCATCAAGCTGGCGTCCATCGACGTTGGCGACAAGATCGAGAAGAAGCAAAACCTGAGCTACCTGTCATGGGCCTGGGCCGTTGACCACCTGATGCGCCACGACCCCATGGCCAACTGGACGTTCCACGAGCCCCAAATGTACGGAGAGACCATGATGGTTTCCTGCACCGTTACCGCCTTTGGCAAGCCCCTGACCATGCACCTACCGGTCATGGACCACCGCAACCAGGCCATCAAGAACCCTGACGCCTTTGCCGTTAACAAGAACATGATGCGCTGTCTGGTCAAGGCCATCGCCTGCCACGGTCTGGGCCTGTATATCTACGCCGGGGAAGACCTGCCCGAGGGCGCAGAAGAGGAGAAGCCTGCGCCCAAGGCCGCCCCTAAGCCTGCAGCCAAACCTGCTGAGCCTAAGCCGCCAGCAAAGATTGAAGGCAAGGCAGGACCTTGGCAACTGACCGTGACGACCGACCCGGAAGCAGACTTCCAAGCATGGATCGGCATCGTCCTCGAGGCCACCCGACTAGCCCTCGGCCAAGCAGCAAACGAGAAGGATGTTATGGACATCTTCAAGGTTAACCGGGTCATCTTTGACCGCCTCAAGGCTGACGCCCTAGACGATTACACGGCCCTCATGGCTGATTTCACCAAGCGTAAGAACGAAATGAAGGAGCAATCAAATGGCAACTAAGTACCCCAACAGCGGCAAGCTGTCCGCTAACCGCTACAAAGACAACGAGAAGAAGCCGGACGTGGTCGGCGAGCTGATCATGACCCGCTCCGCCCTGAAGGAATTGATGGGCGAGCATGACGATGACGACATCGTAATCAAACTGTCAGGCTGGAACATGGACGGACAGTACGGCCCTTGGACCCGGCTGGCATGGAATAACTACAAGCCCAAGACCGATGGTAACGTTACCAAGCCTCCGGCTCCAGCTCAGCAGGAGATTCCTGATGACCAAGATATCCCCTTCTGATCAAGCCGCCATTCATTTGAGAGACGCAGAAGCCTACTTTCTGATGTCTCGAAATGAAAGCTACATCATGCCTCAGCTCATCGAAGATGGGGCGTATGAGCGCAGGATGTGGATAGAACTATTCAAATGGGCAGGATGGAGAGAAAAATGATTGATGCAAACAAACTCCAGTACTTCACCATGGCGGCGTGGCTCCGCGGCTACGCAGACGGGCTGGACGAGTACGAAGATAAAAACCTGAAGCTAAAGCTATCCAAGGCGGCCGACATGCTGGACTACGTCTGGGGTCGGTATGTGGAAGAAGAAGGAGAAAAGCAATGAGCCACCCCCAATTCGAGGCGGTCAAGGTCGCCCTGAAGCAGGACAGGACTGGATATATCCTCACCCTGAACGTGCATCCAGACGACTTGGACGAGCGAATCCTGCGCGACTTTGTCGGCGCGCGTTACCAAGTGGTAATGGTCAGGCTCAACGGGGACGAGCGCCCTATGAACCGGGACACAGATAACGGCCCTGACGCCGTGAAGCTGGCCGCCATTCTGTGCAAGGACAAGGACTTCCACACTTACCTTACCCAGATCGGCGAAACCATGGAGGCCAGCGAGCCTGCCGCTATCGGTTGGCTCCGAGCAACCCTTAACGTGGAATCCCGCACAGAGCTGCGCAATGACCCAGTCAAGGCACAGAAACTATTTGCCATCAACGAAGGATTCAAATCATGGAAACACGGCGGTTAATACCCTACTCCGTCCACCTCCCTGAGCACATCTACAAGAAACTCAAGGACGCGGCGGGCGACCGCAAGGCATCAGCCTTGGTGCGTGATGCGATCGCCTTGATCTTGGACGGCGGCGACGCCTACAGCAGCGGGTACAACAAGGGCCTGGCAGACGCAATAGACATTATCAACAGCAACGAGACGGCGCGCAGCTTGGCCATCAACGGACAGAACCTTGGCCTTACTCTGCAATTCAGCATCGCCAAACTAACAATTAAGGAGAAAGCAAATGGCGCGAAAAAAGCCAGAAGGAATTGAATCTCTCAAGCCCAAGCAGGATCCGATCTCTATCCAAGAGATCACCATGCTGGACTGGTATGCGGCCTTTGCCCTGCTGGGCCAGTCGCCCATGTCCACCCCGGAGGACACGGCACGGTCTGCGTTTGACCAAGCAGAGGCCATGCTGCAGGAAAGGGGGGTACGGATGTGAGCATCACCGCAATGAAACAGGCGCTGGATGCGTTGTACGACATCGAAGCCACCGGCGTTCCTGTTGGGCACATTGATCTGGTCATAGACACCCTCCGCACCGCCATCGAGGACGCTGAGAAGCAGGAAGCATGGAAGACCAGCGACACAGCATACCGACCCGGAGGACTGCCGCAAGACTTTATCGTGCATGAGGTTGAGAATGAAGGTGATTGGTCAGAGTGGGTCTGCCCTGACCCAACGCAGTATTTCATGAAGTGTTGCGACTGTGGACTGGTGCATGAGATGCAGTTCAAGGTCGTCAAGTACTCAGTGGGTGACGAGTGTGATGGCGTTGACGATCCTGATGTGCGTGGAATTTTTAGAGCAAGGAGAAGAAGCAATGCCTAAATGCGAACATGGATTAACGTCTAAAGAATGTTACGTCTGCGCCTCGCCAAAGCACGCAGAGCAGGCTGAGAAGCAGGAGCCTGTGGCGTGGATGGATGCATTTGGGAATGTTTTCCCGCTTGGCGCACAGCGAGGGCCGAAATATCTCAACGAGCCAATGAAGCCCCTCTACACCGCCCCACAACCACAGCGTGAATGGGTTGGGCTGACGGATGATGAGATCATCCAATGCACACCGAATTGGATAGGCACTCTTGAACAAGTTGCCCGAGCCGTAGAAGCCAAACTCAAGGAGAAGAACACATGAACACCGAAGAATTTTATGATTTGTATAGAGAATACTTGAGCTTGCTTGATGACACAGAGCAAAACTCAATTTTGATTACAGACAGAGCAAACGCAGATGATGTTTTGTGGAAATTTTATAGCTGGCTCAAGGAGAAGAACACATGAGCATAGAAGCAATGAAACAGGCGCTGGAGGCGTTGGAGTTAGCCCAAGACAATTTGAGATCACATGGAGACAACTGTTTTCTGCATGACGAAGGCGAATACAACCGTTGCTTTTGTGGCAAAGATTCGTTGTCTAATTTTTTGCAAGAGCAAGTTGAATCTTTGAGCCAAGCCATAGAGCAGGCAGAAAAAAACGAATTCAAGCCAGACTGGGACGCAATGGCGGTCATGGTTGAAGAACAGCAACGCATGGCTAAACGCATTGAAGAATTGGAGCAAGCAGAGAAGCAGGAGCCTGATGCCTACGGCTATGCAAAACGCCTTGCTGTCGCAATATGGGAGCAGCACTACAAGGATGTAGCGCCGCAGTGGAAGCCGTTTGATGACCTGATGGGCGTACTCACGCAGATTGACAACATGACCACAGGACTGACCGCCCAGCGCCAGCCGCAGTACAACAAAACGGAGATGAACTGTTTTGTGCAGAACCTTTACGACCAAAAGATGCGCGAGGGTAAGCGCGGGCATTACGAAACCATGTTCCACGT